ATGCGCCTGACAGGAATAGGTCTTTGAAACGTGTCCCTGAGCTGCCTAGGTCAACTGAATTGTTTGATACGGGCAGAATTGCGTTGAGGCTGGTTACTTGAACAAGCTCCCGCCAGACAGCCGCACCAGATGAGCTATCGGTACAGATGTATACACGATCAGTGCTTGTATTCGTCCACATAGAGCCGATTGCATAACTATCACCACTGTCATCACCAACACCAGGCACGGAGGTTGCAGTAAAGTTGTTCTTGCCGCCAGAACCGCCATTCGCAATTGGTAAAAATCCGCTGACAGATGTAGCCAGAGGTATCTTTGTACCATTGCCTGTAGCGCCTGTGTGCGTGTGACCAGTGGTTGCGTGAAAAGCTGCGAGAAGCTGATTAAATTCGGCATTAAGCGGAGCAGCCGTAATGGATGTGCCGTTAACAATCGAAGCACTAGATTGTCTTGTATACCCTGCCATAGTCTATCTTCTCCCGGCTGCGCTAAATTCAAAGACCAAACCTTGAATTGAAAATGGTTCTGTTTGTCCATCAGTCACAAAAGTGGCTCTAACTGAGAAGCCGCTACCTTGAATGTCTGAGGTCATTACGGGTTTTGATGCACCGCCATAAACGATGTTTGTACCGTTGTAGGTGACCCCACGACCTGCATAGGTTGTAGGGGCGCCACTACTCGCTTGTGTATATGTAGAAGGGACCGAGGTGTTGTAGTCACCCCAATCAAAATCAACCGCTAAGTTTAGTTCAAACGGGCCTTCCGCACGAACAAATGTGTTTATCTTTCGTAGTTCTTTGCGTTGCTCAGTCTCTCCGAAATCTAAATACGGGGTAGAATAAACACTAACTATATTAGCACCATTAAAGCTCGTACCGCTGTCTTGTTTGAAAACTTTTCCGTCATGATCACCGTGCAATATAAGTTCTTCTGAACCCACATAATCGCTCGTGCAACATGAGGCTCGGATACCTAAAAGTTGTCCAAATTCCCAACCAATCCCACCGCCACTAGAAGTAGTAAGACCGCCAATGATCCCTGTGCTTTCGGAGGCCCCTTGGACCGCACTTCCCACAGTGGTGGTGACAAAGTAACGAACCTGCGATTTAGATCGTACCACTACTCCGGTGAGTGCGTTCATGTCTTCGTTTTTAATCAGGTCAACCAGAGTTGATTGAATAGGTTTGGATAATGTCTCTAATTCTACATCTCCAACTCTAGAAGTACCCGCAACGGGTCTAAAACCATCTGGGCTAAGGAACATGAGATCGCCGCCGACCTCTAGTACACTGTCCCGTGCCACGCAGCCAATGTTGGTGGTGACGTTTTCAAGGGCAAATGCGTTGGATGCATTAACAGTAATCTTTTTAATATTCTTACTGCCGAATACAAAAAGGTTGTCACGAAACGGTTTAATCTGAACAACATCAAAGCCAGCCGCTATCTGCCCAGCGCCAGCCGCAGCGGTAAAAGTATATGGGTCATTGGGAGCCGAATGAGCGATTGCTGCTCTATTGGCTTCATGGCCGCCTAAGAACAAATGGTTCTCGAAAACATCTACGAGTGCAGGGGCGTTGAGTGCTTTGGCTCCACCCGCAGTGCCGTTGCCGTTGTTGTGACTGGTACCTGCTGTGTAGCCGCCTGAGTTCCCACTTTTGATCTCGCACCAGTGCGCCCCGTCAAAGATAATCGCTTCATTAACACCGTCTACAAAAACAATTTTATTGCCTGTACCAAAGTTAAATTGAACGTGGCGAAGGCGGTCAACAGTTGCACCGTTTGCAGTCATTACTCTGGAAGCAGAGTGGTTGAGTGTGTACTTTCTCCAGCCCACGTTAGCTGTATAAAAATAGAATGAGTAAGTAGCTGCACCCGCATCCTTACGGGCCGCTATGATTGTAGTACCGCCTGTTACGTCATCTTTAAAAATGGCAATGCCAAGAACTTTTCCGTCACCAGTTACTGAACCAGCTACGGTCACAATTCCGAAATCACTATCAAATTCAGCAAAGCCTTCAATACGCCGATAGCCGCCAAAAAGGGACGGCTCATAGTTTAGCAAACGGCTTGCTGCGCCTGGGCTATTATCCGACAAATCCAAATGGTTTTCGTTGGAGTTGAGGCCACCAGAGCAAATAACTTTAAAGCTGGATATCTGGTCAGGCATTAAAAGTTTACCCTCGTATCTCTAATGCTTGTGTAAGTATTAATGTATAATGTTTGAAGGTCTTTAACGCCCTGTTCAAAAGTAGCATACGCTGCTGTGGCGGATTCCATATTAGATTTAAACATATACATATGGTAAAGCGCACCATCGATTAACACGGTATCGTAGCTGGTCGGGATGCGGGTAACATCATCAAAATCAGTGATGTCCGAATGATTTAAAAAATATCTAAATTTAAGCGTGTAAGCTTTATTAGGGGAGGGAGTGACACCATATCCGTTTCCATGCGAGGGAAAAACAAACTGTGGGATTGATCTACCTACTGAACCGGAAGTTTGATCCACATCACGGTACTTCGAGTAGTACTCATCACGCTCAATAAATTTCAGGGTGGTAAAGCTGACGCCTAACAAAGTAGATGCCTGTATTTGAAAACTGTTATAATCCGCTACCTTAAAGGCAGTGGGCCATGAATATTCTTCTTGCCCGACAACTAATACATCAGTCTCTTCAGCGGCGTTAAAAGGCCACTCAAATTCCATCTGATTAATACGGGCAACAGCGGCCTTGATCGCGTCCTTAACTACAGCCTGAATGCCTGTAGCAGACGCAAAATCGCCATCGATTAACTCCACCTCGTTTAAGCGGCGAAGGACTTGATTGCATAAACTAATATATGTTGATGGCATGTCAGACCTTTAGATGGAGGAATGGGGCCAGCGGTGAAGCCAGCCCCAAAAGTTTTATGCTAAGTAATCGCGGTCTACTTCAGTCGCTACAGAGTGACCTGTATCGGTTACGTCCATAAGAAGCGCGAAGACGCGAACCTTACCAGTAGTCAAAGCAGTGCCTGACTGTGTGGCAAGTTTGATGTCGATAGTCTCGGCTGCCACAGCCATCAGCGGGTTATAAGCAGCAGCGGGGATAGCAAATGTGCCAGCCGCTGTACCACTGTCGGCGTCAAATCCATCAACGAAACAATCAACGTCAACGCCTGTACCCAAATCAAGTGTAGTAGTACCTGAAGAGGCCACGGTATCAATTTGGATACCTGCGTTTAAAATGAGTGTCCCGGCTGGAACCGCAATACAAGGGATGATATCGTTTGCTGCAAGTGCAGAACCTTTATCAGTCAATGCTGTTGCGTAGTCTACAACGGTCTGAACCATGTAGGGTGAGCGGCCTCGCGAGGAAGAACCCCGTGCAGCCGCTAATGTGTTATCACCTAGTGACATAGATTAATCTCCTTTACTTTACCTACGCGGCGTTATACATTGCAGTTACAATAGATTCTGGTCGAAGAATCTTTGAACCGTATACTTGCATCCCACGAACAATGTCCGCGAATGAGTCTGGATCACGGTAGATTTCCGTTTTCGAGATGGTTTCTGCGGTAGCAACTGCTGAGTCATGACCAGCAACTAGGACTCCGAAATCAGTTAGCTGGTTAGCCGTACCTGCTTTTCCAGCGCCTAGGCCTACGGCTGGCAAATTGCTTGAGGTATAGACGCGGAAACCGTGAAGGTTCTTAATAGTTAAACCATTACGGAGACCACCGGACTCACCAAAGTCTGCATTCATGAAACGTGAATCCTCGTCTGAAAGGAGTTCCATGAACACTGGGTCTACAACCAACCAACGACCATTTGTATCAACTTGCTGCTGATCCATCAGGCGTTTCATACGAGCAACTACCATCGCTGGAGAAGCTGTTGCGGTTGGAAGTGCAGTAGCGCCGGGAAGACGTGCTGCAACTGGGATTGAGTGGTTACCAGCCGAAGAAGTAGTAATGTTTGAAAAGCTATCTTTCCTTAGCTGCATAGTTGCCAAAAGCTCATTGTCACCAGCAGAGGTAACAGCTTTATCGCCACGGGCTGTAGTGTTCAGCGCATTTGCTGAAGCGTGGATTGTAGATTGCTTGTAACCGGAAAGATAACCAAGAACGTCTTGGTCAAATTGGTCAGCTAAACGATAAGCTGCCCGGTCAGTTGCTAGTTGCATAAAGTTTACATGCCATGTTTTCGACAGATGGCGCTAGTTATCTGCCCGTTCTCTTATGAACTGCTGCATATTACTATGCAGAGAAGACCATATTATCACCCTAGATTTTCTAGGGGTTAGCCGCTTCGAGCCGCTTGGCTCTACTCCCTTTCGGGATGGTCGTTGGACGTTCCTCTTTCAAGGCTTCGCTGCTGATTGCCCCCGCCACTACGCGGTAGGGTGTCCCAGACAATTCAACTAATTCTTCGATAGGGATTACTCCCTAAAGCTCCCATTATATTAAGAGTGCGCTTCTTCGATA